AGCAAGACCAGCATAACGACGCTTCATCAGTTTCTCAATACGAGCATCCTCTGTTATATTTACAAACTGAGGGGGGATTTTGCGAGTTTTAGACCAGTCAATATCATCGGTAAAAATTGAATGCCCGCACTCGTGGGCTACAAGCAAATCTACAACAACACCACTTGCTTTCCACATAGGTAAAGTCAATACCCTAGTATGAACATTAAAGCAGGCAGTCTCAACTTTCTTATGCTCCACTATGATGTCCTCTGTTGCCAGAAGTTTGGCTAGCATTCCTTTTACTTCGTAATTAACGGACATTCGTTTTGTTTCTTATGCACCTATTATACAAAAAAAGGAGGTCTTGCGACCCCCCGATGGACAGTTTGGAAAGTGGTCTCAAACTCCAGGTAGAGTAGGAGTAATTTTTGCCCCAGAACCTCTCTTCATTTTACCAATAGATGCAGATGTAGAATCTTGATTTTTTCTAATTTCATCATCATCACCAAGAGTGCCTGCTCTTTGATGCCCAACTGCATTAGCAGCTCTACCAGCAATACCCTCAACAATACTCTCTCTCCAATCTTCACTCATATTCACCATAATTGCTTCTGCTGCCTGTTCAGTATCAGCATAACCCTCATCAATAAGGTGTGAAAGAATGATGTCGTAGAGGTCTGCTTGTTCTTTTCTCACAACACCTTTCATTTTTGGACCTTTTTTTGTTGGTTTAGATTTAAGATCGTCACCATATGGAGGTTTATCATAAGCATCAGTCAGTCTTGGACCTGTGGCAGTTCCTGCTTCATCAAGTTCATAAACCTGACTATAAGCTTCTTGAATGGCACGAAGTTCTTTTGAGTTCATCTTAAAACTACTTTTCAATTATTTATAAAAAAGAAGCACCCTTTTCAGAGTGCTTTTTCTTAAAGGCTTTAAGTCGTGCCTTTGCTTGTCGGAGTGCCTGCGGTTTGAGTGTCCGTTTCTGCTCCTTCTTAGAATGATGGTATCGGTTTGGAACTTGCATCGGTCTTGTGCTTATGATTCTATTTTATACGAGAATCCTCCCTTCTTATCAAACCTTGTGACACTTTGGAATTTGTCCTCAAGTCCAGTCTTATGAGAAATCACGAATATATTAGCATCCTTTATGACATAACGAATAATTTTAAGAAACTCATCGGTTCCAAAACCATCAAGGGATGAGTCGAAAACTTCATCCATTATTAAAAGGTTCGTATTCACCGAGTTCTTCACTCTTGCAACTTCTCTCCAAGTAAATAGCAAACTTAAATCCACACGCATCTTCTCACCTTCACTAAAAGAACTATAAGAGAAGTTTTCGTGAATGGGAGACTTGATGCTCTCATTAAACTCGCCATCGAGTTGGAAATTAATATAAAAATCCATCATCTGCAAATAACGATTCACCTGTTGATTGATGAAGGGAAGATATTTTTTGATAATTTTGGTTTTTACACCATCATCTTTGAGAAGAGAATATACGAAATCATAATGAACAATCTCTTCCTTTTTGGTTCCCAAATCTTCAAAGACTTTTTGAAGATTGGTCTGAAACTCTTCTAACTTTTCGTGCTCAGTATTCTTGTTTTCAAGTTGTTCGGTAAGTGTTTGAATTTCACTTTCCAAATCCCTAACCTGTCGTTGGTTAGAGGAAATCCTAGTATTATTTTGAGAAATGTCATTATTGAGTTTCGTAATCTCCTTAGATAGAGCAATGAATTGACGCTCTCTCTCCTCTTCCAGTTTTATGGTCTCTTCAAGGTCTTTATAACCTTGTTGAAGTTCCTTAGCACTATTTTGAGCGTCAGTAATTCTATTTAACCGAAACTCTTCTTCAATTGTTTGAGTACAGGTGGGACAAACAGTATTTTCTGTGAAGAACTTGTGCTCTTTGGTAATGGTAGATACTTTCTGGGAGATTTTACCTTTCAGATTTCCCAACTTCCTCAGTTTATCAGTAGCACCAATAACCTCTTCCTGCTCTTTCGTATATCCAAAGATACTCTCCTCGGTAGTTGCATTTTGCAGCATATAAGCATCAACTTCACCAATCAAATTGGCAATCTTCTGTTTGTTAGAAGTGATATTATCCTTTCCACGACTCTCCAACTGTTCGATAAAGTTCTTCTGCATCAGAACCTTATCTTTGAGAGATTCCTTCTTAAAGTCCAGAGATTTAATCTGTTCCTTTTGCTGACGAATCTTTTCTTTAATCAAATTATTCATCGAGGAAAAGATACGAATATCCAGCAAGTCCTCAATTACCTCACGACGATTTGCCGTAGTAAGTTGCATAAAGGGTACAAAATTACTAGAACCCAGAATTACAATCTGCGTGAAAGATTTATAATTGACTTTAAGAATATTCTCTTCTAGGATTTTTTGATTCGCACGGTCATCTGCTTCCTTATGAAGTTGTGTCCCATTCACTTCAATATCAAAAATATTTGGTTTAATTCCACGACGAACCAAATACTCACGATTATTGACCGAAAACTCAATTTCTACCAGACAGTCCTTTTCGTTGGTACTGTTGGGGAGTTGGGGTTTATTAATTTTACGAAATGGACGATTGAACAATACAAAAGTCAAGGCATCCAACACAGTGGATTTACCAGCACCATTCGTACCAACAATCAAGTTGGTTTGGTTCTTTTGGAAGTCCATCTCTATGAAATGCTGTCCCGTAGAAAGAAAGTTCTTCCATCTAATTTTTTTAAAGATGATCATTAATGTAAGAAATCATATTATAGAGAATTTTAGAGTCTTCTTTTAAAAGACCAAGAGAAGTATTGCAACTTCTACATAAAAGTGCCCTAACCTTTCCTGTTGTATGGTTATGGTCTACTTGCGGGGGAGACATATCACATTCACATATTTTGCATTTATTATTCTGTTGTTCTATCATAGCAGAAAACTCTTCGGTCGTCAATCCAAAGTGAGTTTTTAATCTGTAAGATTGCCGATATTCAAAGTTATTGCAACTATTATTTTGTCTTCGTTGTCTTTTTTTCTCATCATCAAGTTTATGATATCTTTCCCTTTGAATTTTTCTCAAACATTCTTTACAATAAGATTTATAACAAATAGTTTTACGCATATAACCATCAGATCCAATTGTTCCAGGTTTTTTTGCTATATGAAATTCAGAGACTGATTTTTCAACAGAACAACTTTTACATATTTTACTATTTTTCATAGAAGTGGAAAAACTTTTAACTATTTATAATTTTTCCACTTTTAATATTAAAAATTATCATTCTTAGGGGGAATTACGATGTCGTCTGGTGTAATCACTGTATACTTGTAATTATACATCTTACAAGTCTTTATGGCAAGCTCATCATCTACTTCTATTACATCCATTTCCCTTTCTTCTTGGTCTTCTAACATCAAAGCATAGCGAGTCGCATCATCTTCTTCCTCAAAGAGAAATAAGACCTTTTCTCCATATTTGTCTTGGACGGCAAATGCACCGTCCCCCTTCTGGTCTTTAAGTGTAAGAAGAAACATTACTCCACTTCGCAAGCCTCTTTATAAAGATTTTGTAGGATTCCTTTAATGATATTTTTATCAAACTGAACTTCAGACTCATCAATATAACGATTTAGAATTGAAAGAGTATTTTCTTCTTCATCAACTTGAAAATCTTCACTTTCTTGGATTTCAAAGTTCTCAATAATTTTAAGACCTTGAATTCCTGCCGTATATAATTTATCTACAAACTTTTCAAAATCTTTAACTTTTGTTTTTTTACGAACAATAATCTTTACAATTTTATTCTCATACTCCCGAGCATCAAATGTCTGATAAGGAGTATCCTCATAATAAAGATTATAAAATAATTTATAAGGATTATTGATTGGTGTATGTTCTAGTGTTTCTGTATCAAAGATATGAAATCCACGAGTATCATTCACATCCGTCCAATACATCTCATAAGGATTACCGAGATAGAAGATGCGTCCATTATCAGAACGAGTGTGGTAATGACCAGAAAATACCTTTGTGAACTTTGAAAAAATATTCGAGTCCAGTCCATGATCCTCCATAATCAAATTTTTATTAACACGGAAACCTTGAAGTTCTAGGTGTCCCATTGCAACCTTTGCCTTGGACTTCTGAATCACATTCATCGTTTCTTCGTGATTCTCACTACAAATCCAAGGAATAAAAGTCATATCAATTCCTCCAACCTTTGTATTTGTTGGAGAACTATAGGTTTTGATATTTGGATAAGTTTTGAGAAGCAGGTCTGGAGAGTTTACATGATTAGTATTTTTGTAATAACAATCGTGATTTCCAACAATCATATGAACATCATACTTACGTAGAGGTTCAAATACAACTCTCTTTGCCCATTCCAGACTTTGATAATCAATTGACTTACGACTATCAAATGCATCACCCATATGAATGACTGTCTTTATGCCGTGCTCTTCTAGGGTAGGAAAGAAGACATTCTTGTAGAAAAGTTCAAAGTGATTATGAAAATGCTTTGAACCTTTGCGGGCTCCCCAATGGGTGTCTGTAATAATAGCAATTTTCATAATTTTATTCCAAATAATACCAATCAATATATTGTTCCAATCTACATCTGCGACGAATATTGACTGGATTTATACCGAAAACTTTACTTGCTTCAACAGCATCTTCATATATTATACCACAACAAAAAATTTTTTGGGTGGTCCTTTGTTTCCTTTTAGATTTATCCTTGCTTCTTTTTTGAGTTTTTGCCATATTGACAAATCTTTCATAATTATCCAACATTTTATCAGTTGGATTTTTCCATTTTTCT